GAAAAGGTTGTAGATAGCAAGTATAGACCGCTATACACACACCAAAAAATCAAAGTCGTGGATTTTTCGAGCAGTTTCAAAGAAAAAGAAATTCCCACGCCTGAAAAATTGCGCAAGCTAGCCACGGACTACATGAACAACAATGAAGTTGGCAAGCCTAATCTGAATGTCAAAATTGAATATGTAGATTTGGCTAGCACCTTAGACAGTGCAACCAAACAAGTGATGGAAGAGATTGAGTTATGCGATATCATACCCGTCTACTATCCACCACTCGGTATAACAAGTAACGATGCCAAGGTAGTCCGTGTGGTGTACAACCCAGTATTAGAGCGTAATACGAGCGTAGAGTTTGGCCAAATTGGCAGTGGCATCAAATCAGCTATGACTGGTAACTTATCCGCACAAGTAGCGGACATTGCCAAGAATCAGCAACAACTTGTTAACAGCTTGCCTGATTATCTGCTAAATGCACAAGGTAACAAGGTCTGGTATAACAGACCGCCTGAAAATGCAGAAAATAAAGTCGGTGATATCTGGTTTGAGAAAAACGGTATCTATGACCGCATGTATATCTGGAACGGGTCAATGTGGGAGAAACGCATTGATACCGAAGATGTTGATAAGGTCAAGAAAGAGGTTGAGAAAAAACTAGAAGATAGCAAGAAATCTACTGACTTAGAGATTGCCAAGGTTGCTCAAAAGGCACAAGACGCTTTAACAAAGGCCGGCACGCTTCCTGATGCTAGTAAGTTGTCAGACCAAATCAAGACGCTAATTTTAAACAGTCCAGACCTTACACAGAAAGTAACTAACACATTCACTGAGCGCATCAACGGCACTGAAATTTACAATAAAATTTCTGGGGAAGTTGAGAAGAAATTTATCACAATTGATGCTACTGATAGCAGATTTAGGCAAGTGTCAGAACAAGTAGACCGTAAGGTTAACGATGCGGTTTCCGGCGTAAACGAGCGAGTATCACAGACTAATAGGATGATCACTAGAGTCAATTCAGATGTGATGCAAGCCAAGACTGATATTAGTAACACTAGGCTATATGTTAGAGACGCTAACGAGAAAATTGATAAAGCTAACCAGAAAATAAGTAATGTAGATGGTCGTGTAGATAGAACAGATCAAAGTATCATAGTAACGAACGGTCGCATCAATGATACGAACCAAGCCGTTAACCAGACTAACGATAGAGTGGATCAGACTAACCGTGATTTAGCAAACACCAACGCACAAGTAGAAGCTAACAAGCGTCAAATTGAGGTGCAAGTTACTAATTTCAATGCGGTCAGAGAATCAACCAAACTCTTCGAGCGGATTCTTGGAACGACAGAGAAAGGCGCACCCGATAAGCTATCACGACTTGTCATGTCGAGCGAGATTTTTCAGACGGAAGTCGGGAAATATTCGTCAACGGGTGGCCCCAATATGATCCGTAACTCACGAGCCGACGATATGTTCAAATATTGGGAAGGAAAAAACCTAGAGCGCTGGGATCATGAGTTTTATTTCAAAGGGCAAAAATATATGTTTATGCTCAAGCAAGTATCATGGATGCGCTCCCCTCGCTTTTTGCTAAAACGCAATACGGGTTATATGCTTAATTTTTTAGGTTTTAATTCTGGAAATACTAAGCGCCTTAAAATCGTCATTCGGATGCGGAAAAAGGGCGAAACGCAAGACCATACGTTTGAAAAAGTTTTATTTGACGAAACGACCTATCCAATTTTAGGGTCATCTAAAGCAAGTAAGAGGTCTATCAAATTTGACACGGGCGATTTTGACGAAGGCTTTTTATTTATCAATAACGAAGGGCCAAACAACGGGTCAGATAAATGGTCGGGCGTATTTTTGACTGAATTTGACTTGTACGAGGGCGCATCAGATCGCTTATGGCAACCAGCTCCAGAAGATGCAACGCTTGAAGTTGATAAAACAGTAGAAGCCACACGGACACAAGTAACACAGCTTGCCGGCTCGTGGGCAGTGCGTAACCTTACTAATAGTGGTGATGTGCTTAACTCAATCAATTTGCTTGCTAACGGTACGAACCGGATCGATGGACGGTTAACGCACATAACGGGGCAGACTATTATTGATAATGCAGTTATTAAGGATGGGATGATTGCGAGCGTATCTGCTAACAAGGTAACTGCTGGAACAATCGACGCTCGCGATGTTAATCTAATCAACTTAAACGCTAGTAGCGTAACGTCCGGCACGTTCAAAGGATTAACGTTCGAGGGAGGAATCATTCGCGGAAATAACGGGAATACCGAAATTAATTTAAATAGCAACATCACAACCTACAACGGTACAGCTAAAATTGAGTTTAAATCACCCGGAAACTCACTAGAATTCAATTCTGGCGGGCGCAAAGCATTCCTAGCGCCTACAGTGGCACAATACACTAATTACGCAGCATTCGCCCTTGGCGTGAATGACAGAGGAGAACATGACCCAAACAGAAATTATGTCGGGCTAAAGATTTTTAACCAACCAAATTCAAGACAAGTTGAAATAATTGGCGACCTCATGCTAACAAGCTATTACAATCAAGGCATTAAAACAACATCCTTGAGGGATTTGTTTAAATTGATAGATGACAATTTTAAACGGTTGAAAGACTTCCGTGTTGCACATGGTGAAGGTTCGCCAGGCTTTTGGGATATCGGGCTATCATAGAGAGGGGAACGATGAATACAACAGATAAAATTATCAATGAACTAGCGGTTAAAATTGCCAATTTAGCCGTAGAAGTAGCGAATTACAAGGTCTTATACAACGAAGCAGACGAGGAATACAGACGCGTTAATGAGCTATTGAACAAGTTTAACGACGTTTTAGATAGCGATCAAGCACTCAAAGAGCTATTTGACGAAACAGCTCAGAAATTAGAAAAGGAATAAATCTTTATGGAATTTAAAATCATTAACAAATACTTGCAAGAAGAAGGACGTACCTTCGTTTCAATCCGTTCAAACAACCCTTATACAGCATTTGAGCGTGTCTTGATTGGTGACCGTACGAACGAATCAGATGAAGTGCTGATCCAAGCTGTACTTGGCCAAGTTGCGACCGAGTTAAACCCGGCCGAGGGTGTAAAGAAGTTGCAAGAGGACTTACACGTCCAATCCCAAGAATACGAAGCTAAACTCGCGAAGAAAGACGAAGAGATCCAGAAAGTGAAAGACGTCGCGGAGTGGAGCGTACTTGCTCGCGTTACTGACGTTGACCACCCGCTTGATCCGACAGTCTTCAAACGTGGCCTTGAGTTGGTGGATCTTGGAAAAACTGGCGCAACCTATCCGGCACAAGCGATTTTCGCGATCGAGGATCCAAATCATACCGAGAAATTCAGCGAAGGGAAGCGCGTTATGATTCAGGTAACCGAACCATTTACGTACCAAGGTGAAACGCTTGAGCAATTGGAAGCATTGAACCAAAACGGCAAAATTGGTATCTGGAAATGGACAGAGCCAAAGGAAAATACAGAATTGGACACTCAACCAGTCCAATAGAAAGGATGGTAAATGAGTGACATTCTCTGATTTAATCGCACAGTTTGGGCCAACGCTTACAGCAATTGCTTCTGGATGGTTCGGCGTGAAGGCTGTCACAGCGTCCAATCTTAGTAAAAAACAATTTGATGAGATTAAAGGTGAGTTGAACACAATCCAGAAATCAGTTGAAACCGTCCAAGCGGTGGGCGAGGACAATAACAAGAAAATTGATGAAGTGAATGACAAACTAGTTGTACATGATGAAGCGCATCTAGTCACTATGTACTTGAGGCTAGAGCGTGACATCTCTACGGCTATCGAGCGTGGATATACCACAGTACACGAGAGTGACATCATTCACAAGATGCACACAAGCTACAAGAAATTGGGTGGCAATGGCTACATTGATTCCCTATATAGTAAATACAACAATTTAGAAGTGAGGAAATAACATGAATAAAATTAACTGGTCAGTACGTTTAAAAAACAAAAACTTTTGGCTTGCATTAGTGCCAGCTCTGGCATTGCTATTTCAAGCCTTTGCGAACATTTTCGGCATCAAACTAGAATTTGGTGAAACCATTGATAAAATCTTGGTATTTATCAATGTACTCTTCGCATTCCTTGTCTTGATTGGAATCGTCAATGACCCTACAACCGCTGGGTTGAGCGACAGTAACCGTGCATTAGGTTATGAAGAACCTAACCAAGATTAGTATATTTTTACTAGCGACTATCTATTTCTGGGTAGTCGCTTTTGATTTTGAAAAAGAAAGGCAAAAAAATGAGCGTACAACAAGCAACAGTAAATTGGTTTATTAACAAGCGAGGTCGCATCACTTACTCAATGCTCGGAAGTCGTAACGGTTCAGATGGAACGGGTGACTGTTCTGGGACTGTATCACAAGCCTTGAAAGAAGCTGGCATCAATATCCAAGGCTTACCATCTACGGTAACGCTTGGCCAGCAGTTATCACGTAACGGCTTCTATCGTGTTAGCCGTAATCAGGCGTGGAACGCTGAAACCGGGGACATCGTATTGATGTCATGGGGCGCTGACATGTCATCTTCTGGTGGTGCTGGCGGACACGTCGGGGTGATGATCGATGGTACATACTTTATTTCGTGCGACTTTTCAACACAAGGAGCAGTGGGACAAGCTATCAATACCTACCCGTGGAATGAATACTATGGATGGAATCGTCCGTCTTATATTGAGGTGTGGCGTTATGCTAACACAGCACCTCAAACCAACAACCAAGCAAACACAGCCGTACAACCACAATCAAAGGCTTACTATGAAGCTAACGAAGTTAAATTTATTAACGGAATTTGGCAGATTAAGTGTGATTACCTATGCCCGGTTGGATTCGATTGGACTGAAAACGGAGTCCCTGTTTCAATGATTAACTGGGTTGACAAAGACGGCAAGAATATCCCAGATGGCGAAGACAAGGATTTCAAGGCTGGAATGTTCTTTAGTTTTGCGATAGACGAAAACCGCATTTCAGACACTAGAGACGGTGGCTACTATGGCGGTTACTATTACCGTTTATTCCAATTTGGGCAATTCGGCCCTGTTTGGTTATCTTGCTGGGATAAGGATGATCTTGTCAATTATTATGAGTAAGGAGGTCTAAATGAATAGATCAAACTCAACTAATTTGAGGCAAGTCGAAGGTGGCAAGACCATAAAGCAAGGAGATAAAGCCTCTCTCTTTGGCTACGAATTGCTTGACGAAAACAACAACAAGGTTGATTCCCTCAATGGCAAGACCGCAGAAATTACTCTTACCAATCGTGAGATTAAAACAAGCATCACTGCAGAGGTCGCTGACGGTCAAGTCACATTTAAGATTGACAAGATTTTACCAAGTGGGACATACACGGTAGAAATCACTTGCGACAGTTATGTATTCCCGTCAGACCACAATACTAAAATACATGTAACGAAATCATCAGAAACCTACCAAACCTCAGAAATGGCAGAACTGACCAAGGTTGACATTAAGTCAGAGGTAATTAAATATATGACAGAGCATCCTGTCAACGCAGAAGGTGCGATACGGGAGTATCTGGCAGAGCATTCAGTACAAGCGTATGATGACAAGCCTTTAAAAGACGATTTAAGCGCCCTTTCTGGTCGTGTGGATAATTTATCCAATTATGATGATTCTGGGCTTAGAAACGAAATCAAGGCGGTTTCCGAACGAGTTAGTGGACTACACAACTACGATGACGTAGTTTTAAAAGGCAGAGTGGCTACGCTGGAAGAGAAACAATCTAGTTATGCACTTAAGTCTGAATTGCCAGAGGCAGTTGACCTAGCGCCTCTCACTAATCGAGTTACTGCACTTGAGAGCAAGCCTGATATTGACTTGTCAGAGTATGCCAAGAAGTCAGAAATCCCGTCTGGTGGTGGTACGGTTGATTTAGAGCCTTATCTAAAAACAGAAACGGCTTATTCTTTATTTCCAACATATGCCACATTGCAAGCACAGATGACCACTAACATCAAGGAGAAGCACGCAGACCTTGGGCTGGATGCTCTGATTGATGACAAACTAAAAAACGGTGGTGATCCGTTTGTTACTCAATCAAAATTGCCAACGATTGACACAAGCCAGCTTGCAAGTAAGAATGATCTGGAAGAGCTGAAACGCTCGGTCGGATCTGCCAGTGGTTCTGGCGTTGGTACAGTATTTGGTGACAACTATCCTTACGATGGTGATAACATCACGACACTTAAGAATATTCCAATCGGATCTGTATATGTCGATCGACTGCGTAAAAACGGCGCTCTTAAATGGATTAAAACTAAAATGTATGCTGAGAGTGCAACTCGCGATCAAGCTAAAGTTTGTTGGCGAGTGTTATATGGCGACACTGGAAATGTTAAAATGCCGATGACAGGTTCTCCTCTAAATGGTGCAGTATTGACATTCCGTCGTATTAACAACATTGTCGAGCTTACTTGGGGTGGACTATCATGGGGATGGTTCGGTATCAAACGGCGTGGCGCTGATGGATATGTCGATCATCCGTCAAACAGAGAAAAATTCGTAACAATTATTCGGTCAGGAAATATTAAATCAGGATTCATTCCTACTGGATCAAAACTAGGATACATGATGAATGACTCGGGTATTACTCAAGGAACGTTCTACGTTTCTGGTCGTACGGACGGCAGTCATGTTCGATTGCAGTTCTTAAATGACGTACCAACAGATCGAGACATCGGAGATTTACGATTTACTAATATGTCGTACACAACAGATGACCCGTGGCCAGAGACTATATAATAAGACACACACCCTCCCAAGGCACTGCACCCATAAAATGAGACACAAGAAAACACTCCTGTTGAAATCTGGTAAACTAGAAACAGGAGTGTTTTGTTA